ATGCCTCATGTCGACGAATTAGAAGCGATGGATCGCCAGCAGCTTTTAGCGCTCTGGCAAGATCTCTTCGACGTGCCGCCGCCAAAGAGCCTGAGCCGGCCCTTCCTACGACGCGTGCTCGCCTTCGAGGTGCAAGCCCGCTCGATGGGCGGTTTGCGCAAGGGTTTCACGACCAAACTGGAGCGCGCGGCGGGGGATGACGCGCCGAAACGCAGCGATGGCCTTCAACCGGGCGGGCGGCTATTGCGCGAGTGGAACGGTGTCACCCACGTCGTCGATGTCACCGAGCAGGGGTTTCGCTGGCGGGACCAAACTTGGCGCTCGCTCTCGGCGATCGCGCGTGAGATCACCGGCGCGCACTGGTCGGGGCCGCGTTTCTTCGGCTTGAATGGCGGGGCAGGGCGGTGAGCCGCAAAATCCGGTGCGCCATCTATACCCGGAAATCAACGGAGGACGGGCTGGAGCAGGGCTTCAACTCCCTCGACGCCCAGCACGAGGCCTGTGCGGCCTATGTGATCAGCCAGCGTGGCGAAGGCTGGACCCTACTGCCCGCCCGCTATGACGATGGTGGCGTGTCGGGCGGCACGTTGGAGCGCCCAAGGCTACAACGCCTCATGGCCGACATCGATAACGGCCGCATCGACATGGTGGTGGTCTACAAGATCGACCGTCTCACGCGATCGCTTTCGGACTTTGCCAAGCTGGTGGATCGGTTCGAGGCGGCAGGCTGTTCGTTCGTGTCTGTCACGCAGGCCTTCAACACCTCCTCGTCGATGGGCCGGTTGACACTCAACATGCTCTTGAGCTTTGCGCAGTTCGAGCGTGAGGTCACCGCCGAGCGCATCCGTGACAAGATCGCGGCCTCGAAGAAGCGGGGTCTCTGGATGGGTGGTGTCCCGCCGCTGGGCTATGACGCACATCCCGACCCCAACACCCGCAGCCTCGTCATCAACGAGGCGGAGCGTGAGATCGTCAAGACCCTTTATGATCTCTACGACGAGCTCGGCTGCCTTCGGGCTGTCGAGGAGGCAGCCGAGCACCGCGGCCTGCGCTCCAAGCGGCATGTCTTCTCGACGGGCCGGGTGCAGGGTGGCAGGCCACTCTCGCGCGGCCAGATCCATCACATTCTCTGCAACCCGATCTATACGGGCTGCATCCGCCACAAGGACAAGGTGTTCGACGGTCAGCATGCCGCCATCATCGATGCTGACCTTTGGAACCGCGTGCAGGTCAAGCTGCAGGCGGCGAGTGCACGGCCGAGGTCGAAAGCTACAGCGCAGGGCGGCCCGACCGGTTCCGCGCCGCTGATGGGCAAGTTCCGTGACCAGACTGACGATCGCCTGACGCCGAGCCATACGCGGAAAGGTCAGATGCGCGTCCGCTACTATGTCTCGAACCGCATACTCACTGGGACAAAGGATCCAAGTGGTTGGCGCTTGTCAGCGAGACGCTTTGAGATCGCGGTCGCAGTCCTCGTTGCGGATCACCTCGATCACCTGTCCACGCACCATGCCTTGTTCGGCACGCCGAACCTGGGGGCGGTCGATGCCACCGGTCGCATGGTGACGAGATTGACCGAGCGCCTGCGGAACGGGGAGTCGCAGCTATTGGCGCAGCTTGTCAAAAAGGGACAGCTCGGGCACGAGAGGGTTTCCGTGACGCTCGATCGTGAGGCGCTCGCGGCGGATTTGGAGATTGCGCCGGACAAGCTCGCAGAGCGCGCGGTCTCCATCGATGCCCCGTTCACGGTGCGGCGGCGCGGCGTGGAGAACCGGCTCGTGGTCGGGGACATGCGGCCGGTGCCGGATCGCACGCTTCTGCGCGGTCTCGTCAAGGCGTACAAATGGGCGGCGGACCTCCAGGGCGGCATGCCGATTTCGCGGATCGCCCGGCGCGAGCGGGTGACTGAGGCCTATATCCGAACCCGGGCGCAACTGGCCTTTCTCGCGCCCTCGATCCAAAACGCGATCCTGCAGGGAACCCAGCCGGCTGACGTGACCCTGGAACGGCTGGTGCGTATGAGGCTGCCCCTCGACTGGCACGCTCAGGAGCGAGCGCTGGGGTTTGCTCTTTGACGCCGCTTGAGCAAGTGTTGATCCTATTCTTCCAAGCGCCGAAGCCGTCCCTACCGTCACCCCTTGAAGCGTGAACAGTGCCGTAGCTCACCGGGTTGGCGATCGAGGGCGTAGAGCAGCTGGGACATGGTGTCCACCTGGTCATCATGCTTGCCGTTTGGGAAGGACGCGACCTCCGAAAGAAAACCCTCTTTCCAAAGCGCGTCGTGCGGTAGTCGTCCCTCCTTACGTTCCAGTTTTACGGTTTGTGCAGACATCCGCTGCACCTTGTCATGCCGCGGAGAGAAGCCCCGGACGCCACGATGGTTCTGTCGCAGCAGATCAGCGTATAGGCTGCGCCCGACATCCTGGGTCTCGACCACGATCAAATGCGGCGCCCATGTCTGGCGGAGCTTGAACGCCGCTTGACGAAGCTCGGGGTAGATGTGCTGCTCGCGATGCACATCGAGCAAGTCGATGTAATTGCCCTTGAGCCCCCACGTGGTGCAGACCGAGTAGTCATTGGATTCGCCCGGCACCGAGGCGGTATCCCAGCTCTGCACGATGGCCTCGTAGTCTTTCCGGCGCAGGTTTGCAGGGATGGTCCCGAACCACTCGGGCCGAATGATCGAGCCGCCGGCCGGGGTGGGGGATTGCTGATACTGGGCCTCGAAGGTCTTGGACCCGACCTCCCGTCGCACCCGGCCAAGTGTCTCTCGGTCCATATGCGTCGGTGCCAGGATGTCATCAGGGCAGCGTGTCCAGGTCGCCCCTCCGGGAAGCGGGACCTCCCGGACTCTTGTCTCGATGGCAGGCAGCTCGAGGATCTCCCAGTCGCCTGAGGGCAAGAGACGTCCGGCCAGATCATCCTCATGGAGCCGCTGCATGATCAGAAGGATGGCGCCATGTATTGGCTTATCAAGGCGGCTTACTGTGGTCTCGCGATACCGCTTGTAAACAGCGTCGCGTTGGGTTTCCGATTGGGCGTCCTCGGCTTTCATCGGGTCATCGATGATTGCGAAGTCGCCTCCGAAGCCGGTTATTGCCCCGCCCATCGAGCGGGCCATTCGGTACCCCCCTGCTGTCGTCCGGAGTTCCGAAGCCGATGCACGACGCGGATCGAGCAAAAGTTCGGGAAACACAGCTCGATGCCACGGCGCCTCGATCAATCTGCGCACGTCCCGACTGAACCCTTCGGCGAGATCGCTTCCATAACTCAGGGACAAGATCCGCGCTCCGGGATGGCGCCCCATCAACCAGGCAGTGAAGGCCACATTGGCTATTGTGGATTTGAGGTGGCGCGGTGGCATGAGGATCATGGCGCGCTTGACCTCCCCGCGCTCGATGCGTTCCAGCAAATGGCAGATGGCCCGCATGTAGAGTGCGACGTCCAATGGCACGTCGCCGCGCAGCTCGCGAAAGGCACGGATGACGTAGCTCATGAGATTGTCGCGGTAGAGAAGCCGGGCGGCCTCAGCTGGGGGTATCAGTGACGTCATCGTCGTCCTCCGTCGGGTGTTCGAGGTCATGTTCGCTCTGGGCGTCCTCCAGAAGTTTCAACCAGTCTGCATGCGCACTCATCGCTTCGAGATCAGCTGACGTCAGCTGAAGCTGTTGGGGATGACTGGTCTCCGAGACATCGACTCCGATATAATCGGAAATAAATTTGATGGCCGGAAGGTCCCCTTTGAGAGCCTTTGCAAATACCGTAAACACCATGGCGTCGAGGTGCGTCATGGCCTGTGATTTCCCGTTTTTCTGGACGGTGATGTCCTCACTCGCAATCTGCATCAGCTTGGCCTTGATGCTAGTCTCCTTCTTGCTCTTGCCCGACGGGTTGCCGGACTGGCCCTTCTGGAACTGGGTATGTTTCGGAGGCTTGCCGTAGCCGACTTCGTAGTCGGGTACCCCCTTTGGTTTTTTCGCCATTAGAAGGTCTCCTTGTCGGGGGCGCCAGGAGCCTCAGAGGTCTCGCCCGACGCGTCGCTTGCGATTTCGTTGAAAGAATGGCCGCTCTCGGCATGGATCGCGTCGCGCCCGGTCAGCTTCTGCCAGCGGCGGATCGCCAGATCGACATAAGCCGGCTCGATCTCAACGCCCACGCAGCGCCGCCCGGTGCGCTCGGCGGCCATGAGCGTTGTGCCCGATCCCAGAAACGGATCCAGCACCAGGTCGTCCGGTGCCGTCACATCTAGAAGCGCGTCCATCACCAGCCGGACCGGTTTGACCGTCGGGTGCGCGGCCCAATTATCATCCGGGTCCTTGGCGCCTCCCGTGGCGCCTGCATACTCCCAGACATTTGTGCGGTTCCGGCCAAACTGCCCGAGTTGGACGTTGTTCGTGTGGCTCGCCCCGGGTTTTCTGGCGACAAAAACGAACTCGTGGCGGCTGCGGTAAAGGCTGCCCATCCCGCCATTGCTCTTGGCCCAGACGCAGATGTTGAGGATGTCGAGGCCGAGCTTTTCGAGCGCCTCGTCCATTTCAACGTGATGCCGCCAATCCATGCAGGAGAAGATTACAGCGCCCGGTTTGATGTAGGCGACGGCCGACCCCAGAGCATCGACCAGCAAGGCCAGGAACTCTTTGCGGGACATCTCGCCCGAGCCCTCCGCGAACTCCTTGAAGCCGCCTTTCTTGGCGCGCACGTGGCCGTTGACTTTCACATTGTAGGGCGGATCGGTGAAGACCGCGTCCGCCACATCACCGTTGAGGCATTTGGCAAGGCTGCTGCTGTCGCGCGATGATCCGCAAACGATCTGGTGGTCGCCCAGGATCCACACGTCGCCCCGTTGGCTGACGATGGGTTCACCATGCGCCGCGTCGTCATCGAGGTTATCGGCCGGGTCATCCTCGCCACCGTCATCTCCGCCGATCTTGATCGCTTCGATCTCGGGAAGCTCGAAGCCCGGGAATTCAAAGTCACCGTCGATCTCAATAAGTTCATTTATTTCGATGTGCAGCGCGTCGTCATCCCACTCACCGGTTTCCTGAAGCTTGTTCAGGGACAGTCTAAGGCGACGCACTTCTTCGTCCGCGAGATCATCCACGACAATGCAGGGCACGTGTTCAGCCCCGAGCAGGCGCGCTGCCGCCAGCCGCGCGTGCCCGTCGATGACGTGGTACTTGCCATCAATCAGGATCGGAATGCGGTTGCCGAAGCGCGTGATGGACTGCTTGACAGCCTTCTCTTGTTTTTCGAGAGCTTTTCGAACTCGGCGCGGGGCGTCTTTGATCTTGTCAATCTCGACCCAAAAAATTTCCACTGGCGGGAAGGGATCATTTGTGCCGTGGCTCGGCTTCGCTTTCTTGATGGTAACAGGCATGGTCTCTCCGTACGCAATGTTGATTTCTGCGATGGAGAGAAGCGCCCTAGACGGCATGCTTCGACCATCGCGTTCAGGGCGATGAAGTCGGAAGCTTGCTGTATTCGAGCTTCGAGTTTTGTACCTTTTCAATCGCAAAATCGCCCAAACATGTCAACAGCTAAAAATAGCGTAACTTATTGAACATAGTAGACAAACGGCCTGAAGGTCCTTGGCAGTATCCCTGCAGTTTAGACTGGACATGGCGCGCGAACAGAGCGTCATTGCCATCAGGGCGAGTGGTTCGATGGGCGGTTGTGAATGGGCGGAAAAGATTGGGCCTTTGTCTCGGTCGGCTCGCATCAGGCCGATGCCGGCGTGTGACACGGGTGCATGCGCTGACATGGACAAGACGCTAGCCAGTGGCAAGCGTCGGACACGGAAACCGGTCATAGGCGCGCTTCGGGGGCCCGCCGCAATCTGTCAAATCGGCAGAGTGGTGATCTTCGAGCTGCCGAGGTTCGCGACGTGCCTGCGCCAAGTGTATTTGAGAGGAAGGCCGGCGGCGTCTTCCTTGGTTGACCTTCAAAGATCTCCAGAAAGCAAGCCTTGACCATTCCCTGCAAATTCCCTGCTCGGACAGCCAGGGAATTTCTCGTAACTGCCTGATATCAAGAAATGTTCCTCGGGTCTTTTCTCGTTGTTCGACGAAATTTGAGAAATTTCCCTGCAAAATTCCCTGCGACCAGGGAAATCTCAGCAAAACCGAAGCGTGCTATTTGGCCGACTGAGACGCGGCCCGATGTTGCGCGGGAAATCAGGGAAACGGTGCGTCTCTGTTTCTAGATGCCGTTTGCAAGACCCGGAAAACACGCGGGAATTCGCAGGGAAAATGCACACCGGAAATGAGACTCGTCTGGGTGGCGGAGGAGGTGGGATGCTAACTTGATATATAAGTTATTGATTGTATTGTAATTTTATATTCTTGGCTTTTCTATTCCCACTCCTATCCCCACCGAAGGCATGGATTTGGCGGACAAACTCAAGAAAAAAAGGGGCGAGCTTACCCCGGCCTCAGATGGTGCAAGTGCACGGCTGGTGCCAGCCCGAAGCGGAAGCATCGCGACCGGCGCGATAGTGCGAAAGCTGACCTTGGCCGCGCGTGCCGCGAACTGGTAGGTTGCGGGACCTTCCGGCCGTTCGCTGCAGGTGCAACTTAGAATGATCTGACTGTTGGCAGTGCGCAGTTTCCAGCATTCCCCAGCAGACCCGCAAGCTCTGGCGATGCGCTTGCGAGTATAATACCGGCAATGAAGAAGCTGACGCCCCACCATTCGACATGAATACCGCCGATGACGGCCCTCTCAAGTTGTTCTTCAAACGCTCTATGCCCTGCTCTTCTTTGGGTGACTTCTTCTGTGATCTTGAGCGTCAACTCATCCGATTGCGCTCTGAGTTTTCCTTCAAGTTCGCCAACTTCCCTGAAGAGGCTTGTTGTTCTTTCTTCCAACATCTCCACACGCCTTTCGAGCGGTGTGTCTGGCCGGGGTAAAACCATGCCCCTGCCCCTTGCAGTGGGGACGCTGACAGAAACCCCTTGGGCCGAAGCGATGTGTTTTGTAACGCGGCGTCGTGGAAATCTTTTGAAGTAAAGCGCGATTCTTTCTCGAACAGTCGGCTTTTTGAACAGCCTGCCGGAGTCTCTCAGTCCCTTTGCGACAGTCAGGAATCCACCTAGTTGCAGGAGCATCCCTAGCAATCGGATGTCTTTTTCTCGGCAACCCAAAACAAACAAAATCAACCAAACGGCGACCAAAGCAAAAATGCCGATCCAAAGAGGCCACAGAGCGCATATACCGAGCCACAAGTGCGCGGCGCACTGCTTAAGGTAGACCAAAAGAGGCTTTCGACTCTCGGTCTTAGTCTTCGCGCGGGTCTGTGTTTGAGAGTCATCCATCATGACGGAAGTCTCGTTCGCCTGAAGCTATACCGCAAGCTGCTCCGGCAATTCGTAGTGAAAAAATCTGTCATGAAAGCGCTATACAAAAGCAGCGCGTAGTGTGATGCGTGGGGCAAGACTGCGTCGTCCCGCATCTCACCGGTTCGCGCTCCGCGCGGTGAAGATCAGCTTTCGCAGTTTCGAGCCAAGGGCTCTGGGTCCGCTTCGAGCTCCGACCCGCCGATCGCTGCACCTGTTGCGAAGGTCGGCTTTCGGAGAACGGCCACGGCTTTGCAAAGGTCGCTTCTGCGCATAGCAGTCGCTCGGATTGGCGTCGCTTATACCGACGCCAGCATTGTCCCCCAAGGCGCCCGGTTATCCGGGCGCCTTCGTTCGATCTTGCTGGGCCTATGAGGAAGGGCCAGCGGGCCCCGGGTGGTTTCCTGTGGGCAGGATGCACGCCTCGCGGAAGGCCCGGATGGCGGCGTCGCCGGCGACGTTGATTTCATGCTGATAGTGCCCCGCATCCAGAAGCCTTTGCCTCAGCGCCGCGTCCGGCTCGCCCGGCTCCGCCCCTGCATCGCAAAGGCTTTGGGCCATAATCACCGCCTGCGTTCGGCGAAGGCGATAGTGCGCGTAGGGGCTCGCAATTGTGTGTATTATTTCTGTCCGAGGTTCGTTGCGGTCGTTAGGGTTCGCGTCAGCCATTGTGTGATCTCCTCATTAGATCGTGCTTTGGTCAGGCCCTTGCTGGTGCTCAATCACCAGCAAGGGCCGTTGCTTTTGTAGTTCAGTGTAGTTATCCGTAGCGACAGTGTCTTTCCACGTCAACTACGGATAACTACAAATAATGCAAAAGAGCGTGCCAATATCTTTCCGCCTCGATGCGGATAAAAAGGAAGCCCTTGAGAAGGCGGCGAAAGACGATGCCCGCTCAGTCTCGTCCATGCTCGACAAGCTGGTATCCGACTGGCTCAAGAATAACGGCTACCTTCCGAAGTAGGCCTTCCCGCGAGCGGGCCTGTTTGGTGATGATGCCGGCATGAGGCATGAGTGCCTCTTGCCGGGCTCCGCAGGTGATCGAATGCCCCGCCGAAAGGCGGCCCGCCGAGGCGCAGCCCCGCGCCAGCATTTGGACAAACCAGCCCGCGCCCCTGACTTCATGCACCAGCACGACAGCCATGCTCCGCGCGGCCGGGCGACGGGCAAGAGCCGCCCGCCGGGCCCGTAGCACCGGAACACGGGCCTGTAGGAGATTACAGGGGCGGCAAGCGATGGCCCGCAAGAGGGCGTGAAGGTCGCGAGATCGCCAGAGCGGACCACTGGCGGGCGCTGAGCCTATTCAGCGGGTCCCGCAGGCGGATCGAGCGAGAAGCCCCTGAGCGGGCCTCTCGCGCCAGCTATGAAGCTATGCCCCGGAATGACGTCCACACCCCAGAGGCAATAGGGCGCGCGTGCTGTCCTATCCGGGCTGATATTGCCCGTCCCGACCATACCCCCGGTTCAATTTCGCCGGCGCAATCGCCGGGCGCGGGCGATGCTCCCCGCCAGAGGCCGGGCCCCTCGAAATCCTGAAAAACAAGGCCATCCGGCGGGTGATCCCTTCCGGCAATCCGCACCGCGAGGATTTGCGGGCGATCCAGATTACAGAACAGAACACTATTTTGAAAATCTTGAAAAACGGACAAATTCTGGGCTGGGGCTGCGCAGGCCTCTTTACCACCCCCTTACGGTCCCTATTCCATTTAATATCAGTCAGCTAGGATGATTTATTGAAGTTCCGCATGAGCGCAAACGCAGGCATTCGGGCGTATGATCAGAAGAATAATTTCCCGATTTCGGGAATTATCTTCTGGTTTTTCTTGATAATGCGGTGGCCATCTCGGGCTTCGTTATCGTGCAGGAGCTATCCCCGACCCTGCCAAGCGGCTTGTTGCAGCCGGTCGAGAAAGGCCCCGGTATCCAGCGCCGTGCCCCGCACCAGCCCCAGCGCGGCGGGGGTGATCTTCTCGCCGCGCTCGGCGTTTTGGCGAACGGTGCGAGCGGATGCGCCTGTTTTCTCGGCTTGATCATTGGCAAACGAAGAGTGGCAAACTTCGCCACTCTCCTTGGGGCTGTTCCTTCCATGCCCCGTCTCGGGATGCAGCGCCAAATAAGCCGCCTTCCGCTTGGCCGTAAAGGTCGCCTGCTCGGCGGCGGTCAGTTTTGTCCCAGAGCGCTCTTTGTCGCCCTATGCAGGATGGTGAAACGGACGTGAAAAGACCCCCAGCGGGCAGGCTGGGGGTCCTTGTGGCGCTTAGTTGGGGATAAGCGCCGCGCGATTGGCTGGCTGGGTGGTATCGCCCGCGAATCGCATGATTTCTATTAGCTGACCCGCGAAGGCGCGTCCAGATCGCCAGATAGCATGAATTGACGTAGGGCGGTCTCAGGGTGAAAGGATGACCGCACAAGATAAGACCCCCAGCGCTGACGCTGGGGGTCTAGACCGGCTGGCGGGCTGGGCGCGACAAGGGGCGCGCTGCCCTACAGCATATTGTCGAGGTCGCCGGTCCGCAGCGCCTCGCCTGCCTGTTCGGCTTTTGCCGCAAGGCGAGTGAAAATGCCATCGACCTCCTTTTGCAAGGTCCGGCGCATTTCAGGGTTGTTCGTCACGTTCTCGAAGCCCACGAACTCAGTTTCGAACATTTGCGTAATCTCCGCCATGACAGACAAAGCGTCCTCTGTTGGCATGAGGTGGCTCGCCCGCGCTGCGATGCGCGCCTCGATCTCGCGGGTGCGGGCCTCGCTGGCGGCGGTGGCTGTGTTGTCCCTTCTGCCCTCCGCTACCTTGTCCTCATAATAGGCGATCACACCTGCGACCACCTCACCGGTCTTATACTTCCCGCGCGAGTGCTGGGCGATGTATCCGCTGTTGACGAGGCCGCGAATGAAGGTATCCGACCGCTCGATCAGCGCGGCCGCTTCCTTGGTGGTGACGATCCTGTCTTCTAAATTGGTGGGCATGGGTGCCTCCTTCGTTGGTGGCGACGGCGGGCGCGGGCCCCGCCGCCGCCTTCCGGGCTCGAGCTCGACTGGCCGGAGGAGGCCAACCCGAACCCGGAATTCTATGCGGCCATCTCGCTGTCAGACGCCAACGTGGCCCGCGGGTCCGCGTCCGAGCGGCGCATTACGGCGATGCCGGCGGCTTCAAGCTCGCGGATTGTGCTTTCCTCGGCCAACTCGCACGACAAAAGCTCCTCGTCCAAGGCGGCCAAGCGCTTCGCTTTCTCCTCCGGCGCCAACGCCTCGAGGCCGCCCTCGTATTGGGCTTCCAGCCGCTCGCGGAGAAGCGCGCCGATATCACCGCGGGCGGCCGCGAAGGCGAGAGAAGCGCGATCATGGGCATCAAGGTTGAGGCTTGGTTCGCGCCCGCCGGGGCGCGTCAAGCTGCTGAGGTTGATGTCGCCAACCGCTTGCTCGACCTGCCGTTCCAGCGCTCGCTCCATCGCCTCGATAGCGTGATCGAGAGGCAGCGCCCGGCTCGCGACATCGTCGCGCTGATCAAGAAGCCGAAGGCGCAGTTGGCGAATTTCGGACAAGGCGGCCTGCGCCTCGGACGTGGCCTTGGCGGCCTTCCCTCGGGCGGATTTGAGGTTCTTCAACATGTTCATTCCGCTGCCTCATTTGTGAGTTGGTGGGAACCAGCGTCGATATCGTGTGGCAGGGGCAGACCTTGCTCCTTGGCATAGCGAAGCGCCGCACCATACGCCCCGCCGGCGGCCTGAAGCTCAGCGCCGATGCGCTCGCGGTCCTCTTCGTGTCGCGCTTTTTCCTCTGCGATGGCGGCGATCTTCTCATCCACGGCCGCAATCTGCTTCTCCACATCGGCGGGGCGAAAGGCGGCCTCATCGGCAAGCCGGGCGCGGCGTTGACGCTCGCGAGCGAGCCGATCTCGTAGTTCCGCGGCATGGTCGTCTGCCTCGCGGGCAGCGGCCAACTTGGCCCGCTTGATAGCGGCCAAATGGCTCAGGCGATTGGTGCTGTCATACTGCATAGGTTCCTCCTTTTAGGCGAATATCGTTGGCTTTGGGTGGCGGTCTCAACGGGGGCCAAAATCGCCAACTCGAACCGCCTTCGCGGCCTTGCTCCACGCCCGATCCGCGGCGGTTTCCGGAGTGACCGGGCCATCGCCGCCCATCTCCACCTCGCCCTGCGCCCGCTCCTCGATGGACAGGTGGGCCGACGCTTTCGGGCTGGCCTCCAAGACCTTCGCGGCCGCCTCGGGCGTCAGGTCGGTTTCCAGCGCCAGCGCGCGGGCTTGCGGCTCGCGGCCTTCCGCCGCTTCGCAGGTCAAAATGGCGCCGATGCGGGCGCGCTCGGCCTCCGCGCCTTCCTTGATGGCGGCCTGTTTTGAATTCGGTGAATTGGTCATGCGTCCCTCCTGTTGGTGTTGCTGGACCCCGGCCGCTTGGCCCCCACGGGCCGCAGCGGCATTCGCTTTTGCTTGTTCAAAAAAGTTCATGTGATCCTTATTCCCGTGTCGCTCATGACGCCCCGGAACAATTCGCGGACCTCCTCCTGCAAGGCCGCTCGGACCTGCCCTTGGATTTGCCCCGCGTCCGGCCCGCTGACGCCGGTGAAGTTGAACACCGGGGCTAGTGAAACCTGAACGGGCTGGGGCGCCGCCGGGGCGGGCGCTTTCCGCCCGCTATCGGCATCGGCCGCCGCCGGGGCTTGCATGGCCCGGGCAAGGCGCTGGACCGCGCCCACACCGTCCATCTCCGGCCTGTCGCGCTCTCTGACCAGTAGCGGGCCCTGCCCGTCCTTCAGGTTCGGCCCGGTGCGCCCGCTGGACGCCGCCGGGGCCGCCTTGGGGGCCATCGCCCCGGCGACCCGCTTGAGCCCCGCTGTCGCCCGCTCCGCCGCGCCCGTGATGGGCGCGAGGCGCGAGCCAAGGCCCGGCGCCCGGGCAAGGCTGGCAAGCCGCTTTGTCGCCTGCGCGGTCGCCACGTAGGCGCTCCGCGTGGCCGCGACAATCTCCGGCCCGCGCTCGCCCGTGAGATACGACGCACCCCGCGTGATCGGCCCGCCCCGTGCCTTCTGCCCGTCAACGTCCGCCCCGGCGGCTGGTGCCGCCGCGCTGCCGCTGTTGATGCGGTTCAGCGATCGTTCCAGCGCCTCCGCCTGCTGGCGGGCCTGCCGAAT